TTGCAATGGACATTGCAAGATCACAAGGGATAGATGCAAGATATGGGTAAGCCAGAAGTTTATTTAGACATGGACGGAGTTATTGCAGACTTTTTTACAGAGTATGCTAAACTTGCGGGCATTGAATCAGGAAACTATAGAGATATTCCTCCAGCTAAAACAGATCCTACATTAAACAAAATGATAGGTACTAACTTTTTTGCACGATTACCAAAATGCAGAAATGCAGATGCACTAGTGGATTTAATTGTAAAAACATTTGGTAGCTTTAATATCTGTTCAAGTCCGTTACGTGGGGATCATGATAACAGTGAAAAACAGAAAAAGGTTTGGCTTAAAAATAATCTAAAATATCAACCTAAAGATGTTGTAATTACTCCAAACAAAGCCAAGTGGGCCAAGCAGAAAGATGGTACTCCAAACATCTTAATTGATGATCGAGGAAGTAACATTAGTTCTTGGGAAGCCGCTGGCGGTATTGGTATAAAGTACCAAGCAGACGAAGATAGTCTACAGGTAATTGTACAAGGAATCAAAAGAGCGTTTTCTGTCATAAAAGGCGAACAAGAGCATAACCCGCAACAACTAAAAAGTTTAGATCGTAGCAATGGCAATTTGATTGCTACTAGTGGTGATAAAGACACCCATTAAGGACATATTATGAAGATTCAAGAAATTATTACAGAAACTGCCTCAGCTGCCACAACAAGTGCTGGTAATATTGCTAGTACTGGGAATAGTCCTCATATTGCTGTTGGAAGTCCAGCTGTAATCAAACGTTGGGGCGGAAGCCCAGGAAAAATAGGTAAGAGCCCTGGTCCAGCTAAAACAGAGCCACAGGACGCTGAGGACAATCCAGTGACGAATCCTAAAGTTGGCAACAACTTAATTTCTTAATAAATATAGTATTGGAGAACAAAATGCCTTTTAAATCAGCTAAACAGAAAAAAACAATAGATGCGGCGGCACATAACCCTGCTTTTGCAAAGAAAGTAGGAATTAAGACTGACGATGCAAAAAAGATGTCTGCACACGGTAAAGGGCAAACTAAGTTTAAAGAAGATAGAACTGAAGTTAAAGATAAAGACGGCAAAGTTATAAGTTGGAAAGACGAAGGCGAGTGGAAAAAGTCCACTGCTAAAAAGAATCCACGTGGCAAAGTTACTAACATGAGTGACAAAGCACGTCGTGAAACAGAAAAATTAAGTAAGGCGGAGAAAGAAATGGCTGAGTCATTTGAGAAAGCAATAAGCGAAGTTAAAGTTACATCTGGTCCAAATAAAGGAAAGCAGTGGAGTCCAAAAACACCTGGACCAACTAACCCAAATTTTAAAGACGACGGATCAATGGGTCCACCAGATGGCGCAACTGCTCCTCCTCCAGGATATAAGCCTCCAAAGACAATGAAAAAAGCAGAAGTAACTCCAACTGTAGATACAGACGATACAGCAATGACCGCAGAAAGTTCTTCAAAAAAAGTTATGAAGAAACTACGTGCTAAACACATGATGGAATCAATTCGAGTATTAGGACAATTGATCGCTGAAGCTAAAAAGAGTGCAAAAAAGAAAAATAGTAAAGTTAAAGAAGATCCAAACGAAGGTAACGCATTTGGTAAAGCAGTAGCTGATGCTAAAAAAGATGGCATCCAAAAAGGTGAAAAAGTTAAAGTAGGTGGCAAAGAATATCCAGTTAAAGAAGCTGCCGACGATAAATGTAATCATACACCAAAAGGCAAAAAATGTCCAGTGCATGGTTTAAAAGAATGTGGTAGTGGTATGTATGAAGGCAATGATGGCAACTTGGCCAATAATGCTAAACCATACGACAAAGTAACAAAAGGTGATGTTGTTGCTGGTAGATTAGGCAAAGACGAAATGGGTGGTAAAAAAAAGAAAAATTCAAAAACCACTGAAACATTTCTGCCAAAAAAACCAAAAACAGAAGTACCACAGCCAACTGACATGGTAAAAGATGTAGTTAAAAAAGCAACTGATAAATTTATAAAACCAAAAGCTCCAAGTACTCCTTCAAAATTTGAGCCGACTGACGAGCCAACGCCAAAACCTTCAAATATAGATGAAGGTTGGACACATGATACACTAGCCGCCCAATTATTTGAAAGTGGTGACGAATACATGGTTGCACTACGAAACAAATTGGATAAACAGCTAAAAGGTTAATCCACTTAATACTAACAGGGCACAAGTTGCCCTGTTCTTACGACTAACACTTGACTTCTTTATAAATGATAGTATAATTGTATATTATTTAGGAGATAACATGTCTAAAGTATTTGGAGCGCCAGAGCAGGCTAAACTAAAACAACTAGTAAAAGATGGCTGGCAAGTAATGGACGAAATTAAAAGTCTACAAGAAGGATTGAATGACACGATCAAAGCTGTAGCCGAAGAACTTGATGTTAAGCCAAGTGTAATTAAAAAAGCTATTCGTACAGCAATGAAAGACGACTGGGAACAAACTGCTAAAGACTTTAGTGATTTGGAAGACATTGTTCATACAACAGGTCATGCTGGTCCATGGAATCAAAACACAACAGCACCAACAGCACAATCAAAACCACAAGTAACAGATGATACAGACGATTCTGCACCATTCTAAAAACGCTAAGGAATGGATCAAAGCTGACTGGGACGCAAATCCTTGGCGTTTAACTGCGGAAACATATAATGCTTTCACAGCGTTAGCTACTGCTATCATTTTTGCTTTAATGGCTCCTAATGTGCCATACGGAATAACATATCCGTTATGGCTAAGTGGAACATTTATAATGATATTTTGTGGCATAAGCCGAGGAAGTTTTGGCATGGTAGTAATGAGCGTTGTTATGACAATCATAGATACTTTTGGTTACATTAGATTTTTACTACAATAAATATATGTAAGATGGTTGATCCAGCCACAATTGGATATTTTGGTTTGCAAGCCGTAAGTTGCAGAGGAGAAAAATATGAGTTATGTAGATGCCTTCTGGGATAGAGAGAAGGACGTGATTCACGTAGTTGAGCGTGATAACAAAGGTCAAAGACGTTTCGTTGACTATCCAGCGAAATACACATTTTACTACCCTGATAACAAGGGCAAGTTCCATAGCATATTTGGTGATTCATTATCCAAAGTCACTGCTAGAAACTTTAAAGAGTTTGCCAAAGAACAAAAAATACACAGCAATCATACCTTGTATGAAAGCGACATCAATCCAGTATTCCGTGTTTTAGAAGAACAATACTTAGGTCAAGAACCCCCAAAGCTACACGTAGCATTTTTTGACATTGAGGTGGACTTTGATCCAGAACGTGGCTACGCAAGTCCAGATGATGCGTTTATGCCAATTACTGCGATTGCTGTTCACCTACAATGGTTAGATACTTTAGTATGTTTGGCTATTCCACCAAAAACTTTAACCATGGATGAAGCAAAAGAACAAATTAAAGAATTTCCAAATACAATATTGTTTGAAACTGAAGCTGAATTACTAGATACCTTTTTAACATTAATTGAAGATGCTGATGTTATCACTGGTTGGAACAGTGAAGGATTTGACGTACCCTACACTGTAAATCGTGTGGTAAAAGTATTGAGCAAAGAAGATACTAAACGATTTTGTTTGTTTGATCAGTATCCTAAAAAGCGTGAGTATGAAAAATTTGGTAGAACTTCAATCACATATGACTTTGTAGGTCGTGTACACTTAGATAGTTTAGAAGTTTATAGAAAATACAAATATGAAGAAATGCACAGTTACCGATTAGATGTAATTGGTGAGCTTGAACTAGGTGAAAAGAAAACGCAATATGAAGGAACACTAGATCAACTGTACAATCAAGACTTCAAAACGTTCATTGAATATAACAGACAAGACACATCACTGTTAGATAAAATGGACAAGAAGTTGAAGTTTTTAGATTTGGCTAACGTGCTGGCACATGGTAATACTGTATTGTTGCAAACAACAATGGGTGCTGTGGCCATGACTGAACAAGCTATTATTAACGAAGCACATCAACAGGGACTAATTGTTCCAAGTAGAGCAAGAAAGTCTGAACAAGGCGACACTGCGGCAGCAGGTGCGTATGTGGCATATCCTAAAAAAGGATTGCATGGTTGGATTGGTGCTATTGACATTAACTCACTATATCCATCAGCCATTAGAGCTTTGAACATGGCTCCAGAAACTATTGTGGGACAATTGCGTCAAACAAAAACACAAGAGTTTATTGAAACACAAATGGCACTGCATAAAAAGTCGTTCGCTGGAAGTTGGGAAGATAAATTTGGTAGTTTAGAATACGAGTCAGTTATCAATCAAGATAAAGCAGAAGAAATTACAATTGATTGGGAAAATGGCGAAGTGTCAGTACACAGTGGTGCTGAGATTTATGATATGATTTTTAACAGTCATAAGCCTTGGATTTTGTCAGCTAACGGAACAATCTTTACATATGAAAAAGAGGGCATCATTCCAGGTCTGTTGAAAAAGTGGTACGCTGAACGTAAAGAAATGCAGAAGAAGTCTAAGGATGCAGAAACAGCTGGAAATAAAATTGAAGCTGAGTACTGGGACAAACGACAACTTGTGCGTAAAATTAATCTTAACAGTTTGTATGGCGCACTTTTAAATCCAGGTTGTAGGTTCTTTGACAAACGTATTGGGCAATCAACAACACTAGTTGGTAGATGTGTTGCTAGACATATGGCAAGTAAGATCAATGAAATCATCTGCGGTACCTATGATTACAAAGGTAAAAGTATTATATATGGTGACACTGACTCATGTTATTTTAGTGCTTATTCAACATTAAAAACTGATATTGATAAGGGCAATATTGCATGGAATAAAGATACTGTGGTTACTTTATATGATCAAATTGCAGATGAAGTAAACGATAGCTTTCCACAATTCATGCTTGATTATTTCCATGTGCCTAAATCCCGCGGGGAAGTAATTAAAGGTGGTAGAGAACTAGTTGCAATCAGTGGTTTGTTTATTACTAAAAAGCGTTATGGCGTTTTAATTTATGACAAGGAAGGCAAGCGTTTGGATGTTAACGACAAGCCTGGAAAAATTAAAGCCATGGGATTAGATCTTAAAAGGTCTGATACTCCAGAATATATGCAAAATTTCTTAGAAGAAATTCTAACCAACGTGTTAGAAGGAAAACAAGAAAAAGAAATTCTTGACAAAATTATTGAGTTTAGAAATGAATGGAAGATTCGTCCAGGATGGGAAAAAGGAAGTCCAAGACGTGCTAACAATATTTCTCAATATCAAGAAGAAGAACGTAAAAAAGGTAAAGCTAATATGCCAGGTCACGTTCGTGCCGCAATCAATTATAATAGAATGCGTGAAATGAATGGCGACAAGTATTCTGTACAAATTGTTGATGGAATGAAAGTTTACGTATGTAAATTGAAAAACAATGCTATTGGGTACACAAGTATTGCATACCCTGTTGACGAACTTAAAATTCCCAAGTGGTTTCAAGAACTGCCGTTTGATGATGCCGCAATGGAACAAACCATTATTGACAATAAAATTGAAAATTTAATTGGTGTACTTGAATGGGATATTGAAAGTACCACTGGCGCAGGAAATACATTTAACAAACTTTTTGATTTTGAGTAAAAACTACTTGACTTTAAATCTAAATAATACTACAATTAAAAACAGGAGATTATAACATGAAAGATATATTACAAGACATCGTGGGACATACACACAATTTAGGCTTTTTAAACATTGTAAAAATTACAGGTGACAACGAAGCTACTAAAATTGATAGTATGGCCGATGACCGTAGCGTTATTATGCTAGGTGAAACAAATGCACCAGTTCCAGAATTAGGCGGAGTTTTTGGAATGCCGCAACTTAACAAGTTAAAATTCTTGTTAGATGGTTCAGAATACAAAGATGACGCTAAAATTGAACTGCAATATGCAGACAGAAATGGTGCTCATATTCCAGTAGGCATTCACTTTGAAAACAAAGCAGGTGATTTTAAAAACGATTATCGTTTTATGAACACTGAAATTATTAATGAAAAATTAAAATCAGTTAAGTTCAAAGTTCCTAAATGGGACGTAGAGTTAGAGCCCAGCGTTTCTTCTGTACAACGATTTACTTTCCAAGCTGGCGCTAATACAGAACACACAACATTTGTTGCAAGAACTGATGGAGACAAGCTAAAGTTTGTATTTGGTGATGCAAGTACACACGGTGGTGAGTTTGTATTTGCA